ATTGACGGAGAACGGTCAGGAATGTGGAAAGAGATGGCAAGGATTATTAGCGAGGTACGACCCCAATATGTCTTTGTGGAAAACAGTCCAATGCTCACTTCTAGGGGATTGGGAACAGTACTCGGAGACCTTTCCACGCTGGGGTACGATGCGGAATGGGGAGTTATTTCAGCAGCCGATGTGGGAGCAAACCACCTTAGAGAACGAATATGGATTGTCGGAAAAAGTACCAAACAATTTAGACTTTTTTCACACACCGAACACAACGGGAATAGATGGTGGCAGCAACAGTCGCAAAGCATTGAAGAAAAGAATCGAAATGTGGCCAACACCGACAGTAGGTTGTGTAGAGGGCGGAGAACAATCAAGCAGGGTAGAGAAAACATTAGGGGGTGGTTACATTCTGAGGAAACTAAACAAAGCAAATATGACATATGGAGCAAAACTTTCAGACGCAGTTTTGTTCGAAGAAAAGAAGAAAAAAATGTTGGATGGTGGGAAGTTGAACCCAAATTGGACAGAGTGGTTAATGGGATGGCCAATCGGGTGGACAGACTTAAATCCATTGGAAATGGACAAGTGCCATTGTGTGCAGCAACCGCTTGGAACATCCTTAAAGGAAGATTAGATGAAAGATTATGACCCACACGAAGCAATAGACTTTATATTTAAAACCGCACCGCAATACGCTAAAGCGTCAGGTGAATTGGCCCAGCTTGAAAACTTTAGGCATAGTCTTAAAGCCATTAAGATGTCGCAAACTGAAGAACAATCGCTAGGCGCACAGGAACGAGAAGCCTACCGTAGCCAAGACTACCAAGACCTTTGCAAAGCCATAGGCGTAGCGGTAGAGCAAAAAGAAGCCCTACGCTGGCAATTAGAAGCTGCCAAGATGAGGTTTGAAGCATGGCGTACCCAACAAGCTAACGACAGACAAATAGAAAGACTAACCAAATGAGAGAATTTGCCGAAGTATTTTTAGACCTAAACCGCACAATTAAAAAGCTACACAATGCCAAGCTAAAGCAAGACCATACACAGGCTTACTTAATTAGCTGTGATGTGACCGACTTGGCCCAAGAACTTGAGGATGTATTGCAAAATGACGCAAACATTCAATAAGATAATGCGGAACGCCTTTGCTACGCACATTGACTACGGTGCGTTTAAAGGCTTAATTCCTAGCAACCCTGCCTTTTGCCCAAGCAATATTGATGGCATAGCCGAGCGCAATGGCAAGTTTTTGGTGATGGAATGGAAACGCCCTAATGAAAAGGTTAGCGAAGGCCAGCGTAGATTACTGCAAGCTTTTGCCAAAACGCATAATTTTACGGTGGTTATTGTGCAAGGCAATACGGATGACCAACTGGTTATTCAAGACTTTTGGCAAGTGCAACCCTATGGCTCATGTGTAAAATTGGGGCAAGGAGTTGAGGAATTTAAAGCCTTTTATGTAATGTGGTATGAATACGCAAACCAAAAAACACTATGACAAAGTTGCACGACTTGGCTGTATCTTATGCCGACAATTTGGATTCAAAGACACCCCAGCCGAAATCCACCACATTAGAAGGTTTGGTGGGTTGCGAGAAAACGCAGAAGTCATACCGTTATGCCCCGAACATCATCGAGGGAATACAGGTGTTCACGGACTTGGAGCTAAAGGATTTGAGCGTAGATACAATCTTACTCAAGAAGATTTGCTTACCTACACGGAGAGGTTGCTCGCTATAAATGAATGATTTAGCACTTTATTTTGGAATTGTCATATTAACGCTTCCTTTAATAGCGTTGTGGATAGTATCAAAGCTCTAGCGGGTCTAGGCCAAATTCTTGGGCAACGAGGGAACAACGCCTACGGAACTCCTTATCATGGTGATTCCATCGTTCTCTGCTATGCGCCCAACGGCTCATGTGACAGCACTCGTGAGCCATCGTACGAAGAAGGGTCATAAAATGACCACACATGGCATCGCTAATTTGAATGGTGTGGGCGTATTTACCGCCCTCATCGTATAAATAGTAACCGTATGCGGCTTTGTCATGGATTACTTCAAATTTGATTTCGTCAGGCAAAGGCATTTTCCACCGACTAAATGGGTGGCAGCAATATATTGTTGAATACAAATTTTTCAATATTGCTGGGCTTAGCTTCATACTTGCAATATTTCCCCACGAAACTCGACTTCATCCTCACCGCAGGCCATAATCATTTCAGGCATTAATAGCCTACCACGCTCCCACGAAGCCATAATGAAACCCTGACGCCAGTCACGGGCTGAGTCTTCACAGTACCCAAAGGCCTCATCGTTAGGGTCGGCTAAAGTGCCAGTTTGCACACCCCAATAGGTCTTTTGGTCAAAAGTCGATATTGGGCTACAAGTCAACACATGGGTGTGACCCGTAAAGATATTACAGAAACTTGCCTGTACATTCTGATAACCAGCGTACCGACCCCCTTTATGCCTGTGTTTAATTACAGTATCGTCATTGACCCAAAACGACCAACAAGTTTCCCAATTAGGGAAATGGTATTTAAGGTTAAACCCATCAACCCCTGAAAACTCAGGCGCACGGGCTACTAATGCAGCTTCATAGCGCATATCGTGGTTACCCAAAGTCCAAATCAGTTTAGCCCCTGCTGGGCGCACCTTTTCAATGGCTTCTAAATGGGTTTTACAATAGTTTAGTTCGTCTAATACGCTAGGTTGACGGTCATAGTTAATCTTAGGAAAACGGCTCAATACAGCCCCGTCAAACGCATCACCGTTACAAATGATAGCTTTTGGCTTGAAGTACTCAATAAATTTAATTAATGCTTTAAATGAGGTCGTTGTGCTTTCAGTAAAGTGGGCATCGGAAAAGATAATGACACGCCCTTCTTCCATCTCCATGCCACGCCTAACGCTATGTTGCGTTGCTTCTAAACGCTCTTTTAGTTTTTCTTCTCGTTTTTCTCGCTCAATTTTTGCGTTTTCTGCTAATTCTTTAATTCTGTTTTGTTTGTAAATAGGGTCGGTATCTAGCTTAATCTTGTGTCTTACTTCAATCGACCGCCTACGAGCCATGATGTTGCGTACATTGACCCCCGTTACTTTTGAAAAAGCAGCAGGGCTTGGGTATTCATGCCACTTTGCTATAAATTCTTCATCGCTAAGAAAATAACCGTATTGATTTTGACCCATATATAGCCTTGACTATGATAAAGTTAGCTTATCTTAACCGAAAATTGTTAATAATCAATGCCATACGCCCGTAAGGTTGATGTAAACCAAACAGAAATAGTAGAAACCCTTAGAAAAGCTGGGGCAGATGTGTACATTTTGTCGATGGTTGGGCGTGGAATACCTGACCTGATGGTGTGTTACAACGGTGAAACAATCTTGATGGAAGTCAAGCGTGACGCAAAGGCTAAGTTCACCAAAGACCAGCTTAAGTTTATTGCCAACTGGAAGGGTGGGCCACTCAGTCGGGTAGATTCACCTGAAGCTGCACTACGAGCGATTGGATTAATCCGTGTTGCTGACCAATCTTAAAGTCACCGAATACAACCAAGACTACTATGACGAGCATAAAGATGCTGGTCTTGATTACTTGGGGCATGGCTATTGGCAAGAGGAATACGCCAAAATGGTCATAGAAGCCTGTAAAACGCCCCGTGACGGCTTTGTGGTGGATGCTGGATGTGCGTGTGGCTCAATCCTAAAAGGCTTCCATAAGCTAAATATGAGAGTTTTAGGGGTAGATTTAAACGAATCCATGATTAAGCTAGGCCGTACCCATTTTGGGTATTACGCTAACGAGCTTGTTTGTGGCTCAATCGCAGAAACTCCAGCTTTGACTGAAAGCGTGGATTTGGTGCATACAGCACAGGTGTTAGAGCATATCCCGCAAGACCAAATGGATGCCATATTGCATGAATTTTCAAGAATTTTAAAGAAATCAGGTCGGGCGTTTATTTGCTTAGATGCCGTAAAAGACGGGGAAACCAAAGAAATGTATATGGGTGACCCAACCCATGTAAACATTCAGCCGATTAATTATTGGTATCGACTATTCCATAAGCATGGGTTTATGTTTGATGTAGAAGCGTATAACAAATTTGTTAACTCTAAATACAAGCCAACAGAGGACAAAGACGAGAACTTTTTTAACGCTTACTCTTATTGGTCGGTGTGGATTTTACAAAAAACCTAATATAATGAGGTATGTAAAGGAGTTTCTATGGAAAATTGCGCCCTGTTTCTAGCAACATTGCTACATTCTGCGACTAACACGCATTTTTTCCATTGGAGTACAGGCTCATACGCCCAACACAAAGCTTTAGGCAATTACTACGATGAAATCGTGGAGTTGGTCGATACTTTAGCGGAATCTTACATGGGTAAATACGGAAAGCTAACCACTTTTCCAAGCGTTTACCACCAGCCAAAAGACCCAATCAAATACATGGAATCGCTACAAAACTTTGTGGCTGATGCCCGCCAAGATTTGCCGCAAGATTCTGAATTGCAGAACATTATTGATGAGATTGCAGACCTTATCAATTCCACCACTTATAAACTTAAGTTCTTGAAATAAAAGGAGAAATCATGCCCAACTACAATCCAATGGATATGGCATATGTGCTAAAGATGTCAAAGCGTGGGCAAATGACCCCCGAAGAACTACAACTTATGCAGAACATTAATCAGGCGATGTTGCCTGAAGTGGCTGCTGGTAATGTTGGAATTATGCCTGCTACCCAAGGCGGTATGCCAGTAGGTCAGCAATTCCCACAGACCGCAACCCCCGCACAACTACAACAAATGATGAGAATGAGAGGCCGATAATGCCTTTAATCAAATCTGGCAGCAAAGAAGCGGTAGGCAAAAACATCAAAAAAGAGATGGAAGCTGGCAAGCCCAAGAAACAGGCTGTTGCTATTGCCCTATCTACCGAGCGTAAATACGCCAAAGGTGCAAGAAAAGCCAAGTTAGAAGAAGCTTACGGTAAGTACATTGAAAGCAAGGCATGAAGAACGGTCTATACGCCAATATCCACGCCAAGCGTGAACGGATTAAAGCTGGCTCAGGCGAAAAGATGAAGAAGGCTGGTCAAGAAGGCCGCCCAACCGCCCAAGACTTTAAAGATGCCGCTAGAACTGCTAAAAAGCCCCGCAGACAAATGATTGCTGACGCTATGAAGGATATGTAACCATGTGGAAAAAAGAAAAGATTAAACCTGAGAACAGTTTGTTGCAACCGCACAAACAATCTACATTAGAGAATAATCAAGATAAGCGTGAGAAGCGTAAAGCCGCATTGATGAAGCATTTTAATAAATTTGCTAAGGACATGGCATAAACTAAATTTTAGTATTAGAATTTACCCTAACTAAATCAATCACTTGAGGTAGTATGGTTAATAAACAATTAAAAAATAATCCTAAAGGGGCAGGCAGACCAGCAGGAAGCCCCAATAAAAGCACCGCATTGGCTAGAGAAGCCATAGCACGCTTTGTTGATGGTAATAGCCATAAGTTACAAGAGTGGCTAGAAGCCATTGCTGATGACCCTAAGTATGGCCCTAAACACGCATTTGACTGCTTTATGCAAGTGGCTGAATACCATGTACCCAAATTAGCTCGTACTGAGCATACTGGTAGCGAAGAGAAACCTATCCGTTATGTGGTTACATGGAAGAAGTAACCGAATATACAGACTACAACATAGAACTGTATAAGCCTAGGGATGTATTCTTAGACTTCCACGATAGAACCCAGCGATGGGCTGTTATCATTGCCCACCGAAGGGCTGGCAAGACTGTAGCGTGTATTAATGACATTCTTTGGCGAGCCTTGACCGAAACTAAGGAAAATGCCCGATATGCGTATATTGCACCGTACTATGCCCAAGCTAAGTCTATTGCGTTTGATTACCTTATGCAGTTTAGTGAGCCTGCTAGGGTACGCCATAACATCTCTGAACTATGGGTGGAACTGTTTAACGGGGCTAGAATTCGTTTGTTTGGTGCAGACAATCCTGACGCACTTAGGGGTTTATACCTAGATGGCGTAGTGCTTGACGAATATGCCGACATGAAGCCAAAGATATGGGGCGAGGTAATTCGACCTCTATTGGCTGATAGACAGGGCTGGGGCGTGTTTATTGGTACACCAAAGGGCCACAATACTTTTTACGATATTTACCAGTACGCCACGCTCCATCAGAACGAATGGTACTGTTCCGTCTTACGGGCTAGTCAGACTAAGCTGATTGCTCAGTCAGAACTAGATGACGCCTTGAAATCCATGAGCGTTGACCAGTATCAGCAAGAGTTTGAGTGTAGCTTTGAAGCTGCCATATTGGGTGCGATATACGGCACGGAAATGCGATTGCTTACGGATGCTGGGCGTATTACTAAGGTTGAGGCTGACCCCATGTTTAAAGTAAATACGGCATGGGATTTGGGCTACAACGATGCTACGGCTATTTGGTGGTATCAGGTGGTGCATGGCGAGATTCGCATATTGGATTACCACGAAGCACATGGGCAACCTATCATCTACTACGCTAACCAAATCAAAGAACGACCATACGAATATGGCACACATTGGCTACCGCATGACGCTAGAGCAAAGACACTAGCAAGCGGTGGTAAGTCAATAATTGAACAATTAATGGATAAATTGCCCCTAAAAAGCGGAAATTTGTTTAAAATTGTTCCAAATCTGTCATTACAAGACGGTATTCAAGCTACAAGGATGGCATTAGCTAGAACTTGGTTTGATGGTTTTAAATGTCAGGATGGGATTGAGTGCTTGCGTCAGTATCAGAGGGAGTACGATGAGGATAAGAAGGTATTTAGGGATAAGCCCCGCCATGATTGGACTTCACATGGTGCGGATGCTTTCAGGATGCTTTCTGTCGCTTGGCAGGATGAGTCGCAAATTAAAGACCCTAACGCACCGATTCGTGGCATTACGGTCGGACAGAACGAAGTAACCCTTGAGGAAATGTGGCGAAGCACACCAACAACTAAATATCAAAGGTATTAGATATGAACGATACGCTAAATAAGACCTACGAGGATTGGTATAACACCATAGCCCAGTACGATAAGTCTTTTAGGGAATGGGAAGCACGAGTACCTCGGATTATTAAGCGTTATCGTGATGACAGCCGTACCCGTAACAACCCTAATGCTCGCTTTAATATCCTTTGGTCGAATGTTCAGGTCATCCGACCAGCTATCTTTGCAAGACTTCCCCGCCCCGATGTAAGCCGTAGATTCCGTGACAACGACCCGATTGGGCGTGTTGCGTCAATGATGCTTGAGAGGGCTTTGGAATATGAGGTTGAGCATTACGGTGACTATCGCTCGGCTATGGATAACGCAGTCCTTGACCGCCTATTGGGTGGGCGTGGTACTGCATGGGTACGGTATGAGCCACACATTGTTGCAGAGCAAAACGACCTGAACTCAGGGTTAGCTGGTCAAGATGTCGGCAACGGTGTACAGATAACAGAGGATGCCGATGAAGCCGAAACGCAAGACGCTGAACTATTGGAATCGCAAGAGCGCATTGAGTATGAGTGCGCCCCAGTTGATTATGTGCATTGGCGTGACTTTGGTCATACTGTTGCTCGTACTTGGGAAGAGGTAACGGCTGTATGGCGTAAGGTCTATATGAGCCGCCAAGCATTAATTGACCGCTTTGGCGAAGAAGTTGGCAGCCGTATTCCTCTAGACACCAAGCCTGATACAGACAAATGGGCTACCAAGCAAATGGTTGCCGAACATTACCAAGCTTGTATATACGAGATTTGGGATAAAGAACAAGGCAAAGTCTTTTGGCTCAGTAAGTCTATGGGTGAAATCCTTGACGAAAAGGATGACCCATTACAGCTTGAGGGTTTCTTCCCATGCCCCAAACCTTTATACGCTACGCTAACCACAGATAACCTTGAGCCTGTACCTGACTTTGTACTGTATCAAGACCAAGCCAAGCAATTAGATACTTTGGCTGACCGCATTGACGGCTTAGTCAACGCCTTGCGTGTGCGTGGTGTGTATGACGCTTCTGAGTCTAGCCTTGCTCGTCTATTCTCTGAGGGCGAAAACAACGCCTTGATTCCAGTCAAGAATTGGGCTGCCTTTGCTGAGAAGCAGGGAATGAGAGGTGCGATTGACCTCGTAGATTTAGCCCCGTTTGCCCAAGCCTTACAGATGGCTTATCAAGCAATGGAACAAGTCAAGGGTCAGATTTACGAGATTATGGGCATTGCCGATATTCAGCGTGGTCAGACCGACCCCAATGAAACGCTTGGCGCACAGATTATTAAGTCCAATAATGCTTCAGGTCGCCTCAAGACCATGCAACACGCAGTCGTGGACTTTGCGACCGAACTGCTCCGCATCAAAGCACAGATTATCTGCAAGCACTTTACAGATGACACCATCGTCAAGATTAGTGGCGCAATGCAGTTAAGCCCACAAGACCAAGCATTAATCCCACAAGCTTTGATGTTATTGAAGGATGAGCCAGCTAAGAATTTCCGCATTGAAGTTACTAGCGACTCAATGATTTTCCAAGACGAGCAACAAGAGAAACAAGACCGTGTAGAGTTCTTGCAAGCAATGGCTGGCTTTTTACAACAGACCATTCCTGCTGCTCAAGCCACGCCTGAGATTACACCTATGCTCATGGAGATGCTCAAGTTCGGTGTAACCGCATTTAAGGCTGGTAAAGGTATGGAAGGACTCATCGATGAAACTGCCGATAATTTTAGAAATCAGGCTAAAGCGATGGCGGGTCAGCCTAAACCACCGCCTGTTGAGATTCAGAAACTCCAGATGCAAATGCAGGCCAAGCAAGCCGAATTGCAGGCTCAGTCCCAGCTTGAAATACAGAAGTTACAAGCTCAGATTGAAGCTGAGAAGGCTAAACAGGAGTTCCAAGCCCAAGAGAACCAACTTAAATTCCAGTTGGAAGACCAGCGCAATCAGCGTGAGATTGAGTTAGAAGCTGAGTTGACTAAGATGAAAGCCGAGTTGGAAAACAACAAAGATATTCTTTTGGCTTATCTCGACAATAGCACTAAAATTGAAACTGCTCGTATTTCTCAGGGGCTTACTGACGGTTCTGATGCGTACATTGAAACCGCAGGACAGGCTAAGATTATGCAAGACCAAATGGGGTATCCAAATATGGCAAACCATCCGCTACAACCTATCATTGAAAATATGCAGAACAGCAACAATCAGATGGCACAGGTGTTAGCTGCCTTGATTGATAAGTTAAGCCAACCTAAGCAAGTTATTCGTGACGAAAACGGTAAGATTATTGGGGTTCAGTAATGGCTTTAACCTACTCCAATGCTGTCCGTAGCGCACAAAATAATGCGTTAATTACCTTTGCGGGTACTAACGCCATTATTCATTTGTATGCGGGTACGCCACCAGCTAACGCAAATACGGCAATCACCACACAGACATTGTTGGTAAGCCTGCCGATTGTGGGTGCTTTTGGTACAGATAGCAATGGAGTATTGACTCTTAATTCAGTTACCGCCACTAGCGCAACAAACGGTGGCACAGCGTCATTTTTCCGCATCACCAAATCAGATGGTACAACCGTTGTAATGGATGGAAGTATCGGAACATCGGGGGCTGATTTAATCCTTAACACGACAACCATTGTTGCCCTGCAAACTGTTTCCATTACTTCAGGCACGATTATTAGGAACAACCAATAATGGCTATAACCGTCAAACACACTAAAGTTAGCACCGTACCTGATAGCGCAGATACAAGCTTAGTACGCCCATCGGATTGGAACGCAGACCATACCTTAACTGGCTTGGGTACGATGGCAGAACAAGATGCCAACAATGTCAATATTACGGGCGGGTCTATTAGCGGTGCTACGGTATCGGGTTACATCCCAACGACCGAAAAGGGTGCAAACAACGGTGTAGCTACGCTTGATGCTGGCGGTAAAGTACCAACTAGCCAAATCCCATTACAGGGTGACTTGAACTATCAAGGCACATGGAACGCTAGTACAAACAGCCCGACCTTGACCTCAAGCGTAGGAACTAAGGGTTATTACTATGTGGTGGATGTAGCGGGTACAACCAACCTCAATGGCATTACCGATTGGCAGATTGGTGACTGGGCTATTTTTAATGGCACGGTATGGCAAAAAGTAGATAACACCGATGCTGTAACTAGCGTAAACGGTCAGGTTGGAGCGGTCGTATTAACCACAACCAATATCGCTGAAGGCACAAACGAATACTTTACTCAGGCTCGTGCTAGACAATCCATCAGCGCAGGCACGGGCATTTCTTACGATAATGGCACGGGCGTAGTTACAAATGCTGCACCTGACCAAACCGTAGGACTGACTGCGGGTACAGGTATCTCGGTATCAGGTACATACCCTAACTTCACTATTACAAATACCAGCCCATCAAGCGGTGGGGATGTGGTTGGCCCAGCATCGGCTACGGATAACGCCATTACTCGATTTGATTTAACGACTGGCAAACTAATTCAGAACTCAACCGTAACCCTTGATGACAATGGCAACATCATTAATGCCAATTCTGTCGGGTTGGATACAACTCCAGCAACCGTACCAACAGCCGTAGGAACAATGTCTTGGGATGATGGCGATGGAGTGCCAACAGTCCAATTAAAAGGCGGCAATGTCAATCTGCAAGTCGGCACACAAGAATACGCACGGGTTTATAACGATAGCGGTACGACCCTAACCAAAGGTCAAGCGGTCTATATTTCAGGCGCACAAGGTAACCGTGTAGCCGTAAAACTAGCTAGGGCTGATGTAGAGGCTACCTCGTTTGGCACAATCGGCTTAGTCGCTGAAACCATGACGGCTGGTGCTGAAGGTTTTATTATCGTATCGGGTGCGCTTTACAAGCTAAATACCACAGGTTTGACTGCTGGTGCAACTGTCTATGTATCGCCAACCACGGCTGGTGCAGTAACAACCACCAAGCCACAAGCCCCTGACCAGTTAGTAGTTGTCGGTTGGGTGGAGCGTGTAGATAACATCGTAGGCTCTATTTATGTCAAGATTGACAATGGTTACGAATTAGACGAATTACACGATGTACGCATTACTAGCCCACAAAGCGGTAATGTCCTGATTTATGACGCAACTACAAGTCCTATTGGTGTATGGAAGAACGCAAACCTAACAGACGGAACAGGCATCTCAATCACCGAAGGGGCGGGTTCAGTCACAGTAACGAATACTGGTGTTACCGCTCTCTCTGCTGGTACAGGCATATCCGTATCGGGTTCGACTGGTAGCGTAACAGTAACCAACTCTGCACCTGACCAAGTAGTTAGCTTAACCGCAGGTACAGGAATTAGCACAAGCGGTACATACCCAAGCTTTACGATTACTAACTCTGCGCCAGACCAGACTGTAAGCCTTACGGGTGCTGGAACGACCACAATTAGTGGTACTTACCCAAACTTTACAATTACCAGTAACGACCAATACACAGGTACGGTAACTTCAGTAAGTGGCTCAGCCCCGATTGCATCAAGCGGTGGTAACACCCCAACCATTAGCATTACTCAGGCTACATCATCGACTGATGGATATTTATCTAGCACCGATTGGAACACCTTTAACAATAAACAGCCTGCTGGCACTTATGTGACATCTGTAGGGGCTACAAGCCCTGTAACCAGCACAGGCGGTACAACTCCTACGATTGCTATGCCAGCCGCCAATGGAAGCACCAACGGCTATCTAACAAGCACCGATTGGACTACCTTTAACAGCAAAGGTAATGGTACGGTTACTAGCGTAGGTGGCACAGGAACGGTCAACGGCATTACTTTGACTGGAACGGTCACATCAAGCGGGAACTTAACTCTTGGTGGCACTTTGTCAGGCGTGAACTTGACCACCCAAGTAACTGGCACATTGCCTATTGCTAATGGTGGTACGGGACAAACAACCGCTTCTGCTGCTTTTGATGCGCTAAACCCAATGACCACTTTGGGCGACATTATTTACGAAGAAACAGGTGGAACTGCTGCTCGTTTAGGGATTGGCACTACTGGTCAGGTATTGACTGTATCAGGTGGTAAGCCAGCATGGGGCGCAGCCGCAAGTAGTAACATTACCGCTAATGGATTGTGGGAAAACTCCGCAACCATCTCAGCGAACTATACGATTGGTTCAGGCAATAACGCAGTATCGGCTGGCCCAATTACCGTATCGACTGGGATAACTGTAACCGTGCCTACTGGCTCAACTTGGACTGTTGTGTGACGACACCCGCATTTCAACTAGACGCATTTCAGCCTAACGCCTTTCAGACGCTAGTCGTTGAGGGCGTAATTAACGCTACCGACAATAACGACTTAGGCATATTCTTAGGCGAAGTATCTGGTGGTGAGGGTATTGATACCCATGACGGCTTTACCCCTGAAGAAATCCGCAGGGCTAGAAAGCTTGACGCTAAGATTCGGGCTAAACAAGCCGCCCTGTACAAAGCACAGGAAGAAGCCAAGAAACGCAGGAAGCAACAAATCAAAGATTTAGTTGACCCACCTGTTGCAAAAGCAAAACGAAATAAACTACAATCTATTCAAGAGGTTAAGGCTGATATACCGTCAGTCGATACTACAGAACTAGAGCAGTCTATCGCCTACCTTGAGAACCAACGCAGTAAGTTATTAAGGGCGGTAGATTTAAGAAAGCAACAAGCTTATATACAAGCTCAGTTAGCGATTCTCGAAGCCCAACGACAAGCTGAATTGGATGACGAAGAATCACTACTGATGCTTTTATGACACCGTACACCCAGTACCAAAAAGGGCTTGATTTACTACACTTAGGACACTACCAGTCGGGCTTCCGATTGTATGAGTTTCGCTGGCACAAAAAAACCCGTGAAGCAACTGGCGAACAATGGGAAAAGCTAATAAAAGCACCAAAATGGGATGGTGAACGCCTATACGGTAAACACATCACCGTGCAGATGGAACAAGGCTTTGGCGACATAATCCAGTTTGCTCGCTTTTTACCCATGCTAAAGGCTTGGGGTGCAAGGGAAGTGTCTGTCATGTGCCACCGTTCTATGCTCCAGTTACTAGGGCAGATGGACTGTATTGACACCTTGTCTTGTATAAGAGATGAGGGTAGACCGCTAGAGGCTGATTATTGGATTGGCAGTATGAGTTTGCCATTCTTTGCCCTACACTCACCTTTGTATGTGCGTCAGTCATACCCAATTAGCAAAGAGAAAATAGTAGGCGCAGAGGGCTATTTAAACGCTATTCCAAGCGGTATTGAGCGCAAGGTAGGGGTCAACTGGCACGCAAGCGGTGGCCCACTCCATTATGTCAAATCTGTGGATGTCAATTTTTTGCGGGAAGCTTTAGGTAGTAACTGTTATTCCCTAAACCTTAGCAATGACGATATTTTTGTGCCTTTGCCACAAGACGGCTGGAAAGAAAACTTTTATAAGACTGCTTGCCACATGAAGTCCATGAAAGCGGTGGTTGCTCCTGATACAGCTACGGCTCACCTTGCTGGTGCATTAGGGGTCAAATGTTTCTTACTATTGCCTGACGATGAATACATCTGTTGGCGATGGAAAAACGGGGTGTGGTACGACTCAATCGTGCCATTGCGTAAACAAGACTGGCAAAAATTGCCGTTTTTATTGGAGAAGCTATGATTTGCCCTAAATGTGGCTATTCTGAAGGCAACCATGTCGTTGCCAAAACTGATAAAGAAAAGTATTTAGAGTTTTGGGGGTTTACCCTAGGCACACCCGAAGCCGAGGAAGCTTGGCGATTAAAACAAGAAATGACCGCACGGGAAACCCCTATGGTGATGTCAGACATTGAAGGCTATGTATCTCAAGTTGATGGCACATGGATTAAAAGCCGTAGCCACCACAGAGAACACCTTAAACAGCATCGCATGATTGAGCTTGGCAATGATGTACCGCTACAGCACAAGCCTGTGGAATTAAGCCGCAAAGACCAAGAAACCCGTAAACGCAAGATTGCCGAACTTGCTTACGCCAAACTAAACTATCGTTAAGGAGCAATCATGGCAGACCGCAGAGAGATGTTAGAAGCAGCTATGGCAGATGTAGATTTGCCTGAGGATGAGGGTAAACCCGTAGATACAGAGGAGACACATGAGGAAAGTGAAGTCGAGGTTTCTCAAGATGAACCAGTACGGGATGAAAAAGGTCGTTTTGTCTCAAAAGAGGAAACGCCTGCAAAGGAAGCAAGCTCTGAGGATATTGCAGAAGATGAGGTTGCACCCGAACAGTCCCAAGAATCACATGAGGAAGCTGATATACCAAAGCCTACAACTTGGAAGAAAGACCTACTACCTTTATGGGATAAGATAGCTAAAGGCGAAACATTAACACCTGAAGAAAGTAGAAAACACCTTGAATACCTTAACCAACGAGAGAATGAATTTAAAAAGGGCGTTAGCGTATATAAAGCGGAAGCGGAACGAGCAAAGGCTCTTGAGGAAGCGATTAATCCATTCGTACCTGAACTCCAAGCACAAGGAATCCACCCAGCCGCATGGATAAGCAATCTTGGTCGGGCGCACATGATTTTGACCAAAGCCCCCTACGACCAAAAAGTGCAGATGTTTCATAGACTTGCACAAGATTATGGAGTAAACTTAAATTCAGTATCTCAACCAACTGCTGAATTAACGCCACAAGATGCGTACACTCAACAGTTAATGCAACAACTTTATCAAGTTAATCAAGAGGTTAGCACGATAAAGTCACGGTTTGAGATGGAAGAACAACAACGCTTGAGCAATGAAATTGAGCGTGTAAGAAGTGACAGAGAGCGGTTTCCGCACTTTGATATGGTTAGGGAAGAAATGGCTCAACTACTTGAGCTAGGTAAGGCCCAAGACCTTGAAACGGCTTATACGAAAGCTGTGCGCCTGAATGACGAAGTTTGGGCATTGGAAAAGGATAGACTCCTTAACGATGCTAAGAAACAAGCGTCTAAAGCCCAGCAAGTAGCACGAGCTAAAGCAACGGCTGTTAGCCCAAAATCCGTTACTCCTAACGGGACACAAGCGAAAGTCGAAGCAAAGGACAGGCGTTCAATGCTGATGGCGCAGTTAGCCGAGGCAGAGAGCGGTAGGCTTTAATTAACTAAATAAAGGATATATCATGGCATTTGCTAACTCAGCAATCACCGATATTATCGCTACCACCATTCAAAGTCGTAGCGGTGAATTGGCTGATAACTTAACGCAGAACAATGCGATTCTGCAACGCTTAAACTCTAAGGGCAATGTACGCCCATTCTCGGGTGGTAATGTGATTTTGGAAGAAATCATGTACAACGACCCCAACACCAACAACGCTAATTCGTATAGCGGTTACGAAGTTCTGAACATTGCTCCTGATAGCCCAATCTCGGCTGCTCAGTTCAAGATTGCTCAGTACGCTGCTGCTGTAACGATGAGCGGTTTGGAAATGCTCCAAAACTCTAGCAAAGAGGCAATCATTGACCTGTTAGACGGTCGTATGCAAGTTTCTGAAGCTCGTCTTTTGAACCGCATTTCTGGCGACCTCTATGGCGATGGTACTGGTAACGGTGGTAAAAACATTGACGGTCTAGCTGCCGCAGTTTCTACTTCCCCAACCACAGGTACTTACGGTGGTATTAACCGTGCAAACTGGTCTTTCTGGCAGAACCAAGTAACTACTGGTTTAACCGCCAATAACACCTTGGCTAAGATGACTGAAGCTGCTATCAAGCAGGTTCGTGGCACAGACAAGGCTGACCTTTACATTGCTGGTAACACCGCATACCAATATTTCGTTGGTGCATTGCAAGCAATTCAGCGTATTACTACCGAAGAGAGCGGTGCTGCTGGTTTCGCATCCCTCAAGTTCTATGGTGGCGGTACATCGGCTGATGTAGTACTCGGTGGTGGTATTGGCGCACAAGAGAACGCAAACTATATGTATCTCTTGAACACCAATTACATTTTCTTCCGCCCACATAAAGAGCGTAATTTCGTGCCTATCGGTGGTGAGCGTCAAGCCATTAACCAAGATGCGATTGTGAAGCTCTACGGTTGGGCAGGTAACTTAACCACCAGCAACGCTTCGTTGCAGGGTATTTTGACCGTCTAACAGTAAAGGAAATAATCATGGCTTATTCAGTTCTCCCTATTGCTGGTGTTGATTTAGAAAGCACCACGCCTATTAGCTTTGACTATACAAATGGCGCAACTGCTGTTTCTATCCCAAGTTTTGGCCCTCTCGGTGCTGAGACTTTTGGTAGCGATGGCTTGCGTTATGTATTTGCCAAAGCTGGTGGTACGATTGCTGCTGGTGCAACCGATGTAACTGTAAACGCTTCAACCTTTGCCGCTACTAGCGGTGGTGGTGCATACATTGCTCCTGCCGTTTCGATGGTATCGGGTGAATATGGCTGGTTTGGTAAAGCTAGCGTTTAATCAGAAATTGTAGTAAAAACAAGGGGCTATCTCGTAACTGGGGTAGCCCTTTTTCTTTTAACCGTTTTACCTTAACCACTTAAGGAGTTTTACATGATTGATAGCGATACCCAAGACGCAGATTCTCGTTTGGCAGTTAAGTTTTATAAGCGAGCAGTCAAACTAGAGCATGAATCCAACGAAGCTGGCAGACCAATCTACAAGGACTTTGACTTTGTACGCATTATGGTTGCTGGGGATAATCTGACGGAAATTGATACCTACGCACAAGAAAGCCATAAACAACGCTTTCCCCGCCAATGGTTACAGTATCAAGCTACCCAAGACTCAAGTAGCGAAATATTAGGCACACCCGTAGAACAATGGCCTTTAATTAGCCAATCCCAAGCTCAAGAACTACGGGGTGTAAAGTTTATGACCGTAGAATCCATCGCTAATGCCTCAGACTTACAGTTACAGCGTATCGGCATGATTGCTGGTATGTCACCCCATGCGTTCCGTGACAAGGCTAGGGCTTTCCTAAATCTAGCTACAGAATCAGCAGATGCAGCCAAGCGTGAAGAAGAAATTAATGCGCTAAAGCAAGAACTTGCCAAAAAAGACGAGGAAAATGCTAAAATCAAGGCTGAAACTGATGCGAAGCTCGCCCAAATGCAAGAGCAAATGGCGGCTATACTTGCGGCAGTTGGTGAAAAGAAAACTCGTACTCGTAAACCAAAAGTCGTAGAGGAAGCATAATATGAGCCAAACGATGCTCCAACTAGTTCAGCAAGTAACGGCTGAATTAAACCTTGCAGTCCCCACTTATGTGGCTGGCAATCCCAATCAGGATGTTCAACAGGTCTTAGCGTTGATGAACGCCCAAGGCTATGAATTACTTAAAGAAACGGATTGGCAAGGGCTTGAGTTGGAGTATCGTTTTTACACCGATGCGGTGACCTTTGTAGGCGATACGGTAAGCGATAACAGCTATAACATTATTGTTACTGGCGATGCAACCGCCTTGAACGGCAATTATTCGATTACTGGCACAGGTATTAACCAAGATACCTATGTCTCAAGCGTCACTTACAACAACATTACAGGGTTATCCACTATTGTGATGAGTCAGTTGGCTAGTGGCACATATACAGGCGTAACCTTTACTTTTAGCCAAACCAAATACCCGCTACCAAGCGACTTTGAGACCATTACGGACAATACCCATTGGGATAAGACAAAGCATTGGCAGATGCTTGGCCCTGAGGATGCCCAACAATGGCAATGGCTAAAGTCGGGTTATATTTCGACTGGCCCACGCATTAGGTGGCGTATTTTAGGCCAACAGTTCCAAATTTGGCCACCATACAATACAAAAGAGTATTTAGGCTTTGAGTACCGCTCTAAAGGTTGGGCTAGAAGTGCTGCTGGTGCTGTTAAAAACAGCTTTACGGCTGACGATGACACCACTATTTACGATGACCGTGTAATGGTTCTTGGCACAAAGCTTAAGTATTTCCAAATCAAGTCATTTGACACTACTGCATTGCAACAAGATTACTTTAGGATTTTGAATGTAGCCAAAGCCAACGATAAGGGTTCTGCAAACCTATCGTTTGCACCATACCCAACCAAGGTGCTGATTGGTTACGCAAACATCCCTGATACTGGCTATGGAACTTAATTATGCGTGTACCGCAACAAAGAAGGGCTGTAACCGCTAGTTTACCCGCCCCAATCGGGGGTTGGAACGCACGAGATTCTGTGGCTGAAATGAACCCATTAGATGCGGTTCAAATGGTCAACTTCTTCCCGACCCCATCCGATGTGACTTTGCGTCAAGGCTATACAAAGACCTGCACAGGCATTACGGGTGAAGTCCAAACCCTCATGAATTACAGCAGCCCCACCCAACAAAAGCTATTTGGGGTTAATGCGGCTGGCGACATTCTAGATGTATCAGGTGCAAGCCCTGTTTCTGCCTTTCCTGTCAGTTTAGGTAACGGCAAAGTACAGCACCAAGTCATTACTACGGCAGGCGGCTCGTTTATGGTTGGCGTAAATGGCGCAGACCAAATGGTTGTTTATGACGGCACACGCTGGCAAAAGTCGGCTGGCACAGATACTCCCCAAACTATCCTAACAATGACACGGGGTGGCACAGGCAACCTAACGGCTACTGTCACAACTAGCGTAGCCCACGGTTTAGTGACTGGAAATACGATTACGGTAACTGGCACAACGCCAGCCGAGTTTAATGGCACATACCGCATTACCGTTACAGGTAACACCACATTTACTTACATAATGGCAACTGCGCCAGCCAATGACGCTACTATTGTTGGTGCTTATACGATTAATTATTACATTACAGGCATAGACGGTGACAAGCTAATTGGCGTAAATCTGCACAAAGAGCGTTTATTCTTTGTTGAAGAGCAAAGTCTAAGCTTTTGGTACTTGCCAGTTGACTCTGTAAGCGGTGTTTTGACTGAATACAATCTAGGCGGTGTCGCTAGAAGCGGTGGATTCTTACAAGCTCTAGGAACTTGGACTCTTGACGCTGGTTATGGGGTAGATGATTACCTTGTAGCCATTACCAGTCAAGGTGAGGCCATTGTTTACAAGGGTTCAAACCCATCGGATGCGAACGATTGGTCATTAATTGGTGTTTGGCAGTTAGGACAAACCTTTTCAAGGCGTTGTTTTTACAAATTTGGTGGCGATTTACTGCTTTTGACCGAGGATGGGCTAGTTCCCCTTGCTTCTGCCCTGCAATCTAGCCGTTTAGACCCCCGAATCAATGTCACCGACAAGATTTACTACGCTATTAGCCAAGCGGCTGACCTATATGCCAACAATTTTGGCTGGCAAATCGTGTATTTTGCTAAGTTTAATATGCTTATCATCAATATTCCCTTGGGAAGCGGTAAGTATGAACAATTTGTAATGCACAACATTACAAAATCATGGGGTCGGTTCACTAATATCAACGCTGCCTGCTTTGAAATAAGCGGAGATGACCTTTATTTTGGTAGCAACGGCTTTGTGGCTAAGTACTACAACGGATTGTCCGATGGCGGTACAAACATCAAGGCTTGGGTACAGCAGGCTTACTCGTATTTTGACGCTAGAGGGCAACAGAAGCGGTTTACGATGGTTCGCCCCATATTCCAAATTGAAGGGGCTATTCCTACCGTTTTATGCGGTTTAAGTACCGATTTTGAGGTGCAAGACCTTACAGGACAGGTCAGCTTTAACCCAAATTTAAACCAAATTGGTATTTGGGACACAGCTACATGGGATAACAAGAAATGGGGTGGCCCAGTTCAAAGTAAGCTATGGCAAGGCGTGACAGGTATTGGATATGCTGGCTCAATAAGTCTTAATGTGGCAGCACAAGGACTTGAATTACGGTGGGCTTCTACCGATTTTGTGATGGAGCGTGGCGGGGTATTGTGAGGACTGTTACTACAGATAACCAAAAGTATTTGGGGGATTGGTTAGTAAGGGTTTTGAACTTTCCCCTGCCTGAGTCCACGCAATGTATTGGGCAGTTGCAAGACGGTAATTTAGTAGCGGTGGTTGGGTACTGTAATTTCATGCCAAAAGCCTGCGAAATGCACATTGGCTCATTGGCAGAAACGAACTGGATGAGTAGGGATTTATTATGGGCGGCTTTTGATTACCCCTTTAATAAACTAGGAGTTAGCGTTATACTAGGGCAAATCTGTGCTGATAACACGGATGCCCTAAAGTTAAACCGACATTTGGGCTTTAAAGTGGTTGCTGAAATACCTGATGCCCATATGGAAGGGGATTTGGTCATTATGGCGATGAGGAAAGAGGAATGTCGGTGGCTAGACATCCAATGCCCTCTAAGGAAAGCAAGAGGAGAATAGTATGGGTGGTGGTGGATTTTTAGGACTAGGGCCTGCGCCAAGTGCGCCAGCAGCCCCCGATTACGCAGGTGCAGCGTCACAGACTGCGGCTGGTAACTTAGCGGCAGCCCGTCAAGCTACTGCTGCTAACCGTGTAAATCAAATTACCCCTTATGGCGAATTACGCTACTCAATTACTGGCGAAGACCCATACGGCAACCCAACTTGGACTGCTACCCAAAGTTTAAACCCACAGCAACAGCGACTACTTGACCTACAAAACCAAGCCAGTATTGGACTTGGCGAGTTATCGGGTCAAGGTCTAGGCTATGTTAAAGAAATGATTGCACAGCCGTTTAGTACGGCTGGTTTGGCTGGTATGCCAATTAATGCAGGTGAGCAATATCAAGATGCGATGCTTCGCAGGCTTGAGCCAACCTTACAAAATCAGCGTGAAGCTTTAGAAACTAAGTTAGCCAATCAAGGTATTCCGCTAAATTCTGAGGCTTATAACCGTGCCATGATGCAACAGCAACAGCGTGAAAATGACCTGTTGAACTCGGCTATCACAAGCGGATTTGGCGTAGGTTTACAAGCCCGTCAGCGTGGTTTTGAGGAACTTGCTTATCAGCGTAACGAACCGATTAACACCCTTAATGCTGTTCGTAGTGGCGCACAAGTAACTGGCCCACAGTTTGTTAATTCTGCCCAACAAGCTACAACGGCTGGCCCTGACTTGTTATCTGCCGCACAAATGGGCTATAACGCTCAGATGGGCGACTTTAACGCCCAACAAGCCGCTCAATCTAACTTCAATCAAGGTTTAATGGGCTTGGCTGGTGCTGGAATTATGAAATATTCTGACCCACGCACCAAAGAAAACATTAAGCCAATCGGTGTAATGGATAACGGTTTGACCTTGTACAGCTTTGAATACAAAGACGAGTTCAAAAACCGTGACTATGCAGGACATGGAGTTCATGTTGGCGTAATGGCTGACGAAGTAGAACAAGTATTCCCATATGCAGTTAAAACCCTTGATGACGGCTATAAGGTCGTAGATTACGGATTAATACCATGAATATGTACAACCCATACGCACCTAACCCTTATATCCAACAAGGGCAACAACAAGACATTGGCGGTTTAGCCCCTGTTTTTCAGAACATTGGCGCACAACAAGCTAACCTCAATCAAGCAATGGCTAAAAACCAAGGCTTGAGCCAACAAGCTGGGCAAGTTGGAGGTGGCGGCATGAACCCAATGGCTATGGCGGCAATGCTTAGAAAAGGGCAAAGCTCTAACCCATACACAAACGCTCAAGCTGCGATGCAACAATATGGTGCAGAAAATGTGTACGGTTATGGCGGTCAAGGACAAGTACCCACAATGACTACTGGCATGGACTAATACTATGGCACAACTAGGAACATTACCCCCAGAGTTGTTTGAACAACAACAGGATGTATCACGCCAACAACGAATGGCTCAAATGCTTATGCAACAAGGGATGCAAACGCCACAAGGACAAATTGTTGGTGGTCGTTATGTGCCGCCTAGCATTTTCCAAAACTTAGCAAACTTAGCTAATGTTTATGTAGGCACTAGATTGGAAAAAGAAGCCGATAAGAAACAATTAGAAATGGCTCAACGCTTGCGTGAGGGCCAAAGCAAAGCTGTTAAAGAATATTTTGAGGCAACACAAGGTTCTCCTGAGCAAATTATTGAAATGGCTGGCCCATATGGGAAAGGTATGGGTGAAGAAGGACAAGATATTCCTGCGCCAATATTGTATAAACCAGAGAAAAAACCAGACTTTCAACAGGCTATACAAATTGCAAACGACCCCTATGCTCCAAGTTGGCTTAAACAAAATGTTGCTGAAATGCTTAAACCACAAAAAGTTAGCGAAGGCGAAAGAGTTATTCGTTTTAACCCTGTTACTGGTAAAAATGAAGTTGTTGCAGAAGGTGGTGAAAAATTAACAGAAAATCAAAGAAATTATTTACAAGCTCAAAAAGAAGGTTATCAAGGTACATTTTTTGATTACCAGCGTGACCTTAAAAAAGCTGGAGCAACTAATGTTGACTTATCGAATTTATTAGGCAAAAGCGGAGCAGGTCAAGTTGGTGAAATTTTAAAAGAATCTAAAATTGCTGCTACAGGCGCAGTTCAAACAGCAGATGCAGCAAATCGTATTATTAGCGCAGTAGAATCTGGAAAAATTATTACTGGCCCATCGGCTAATGTTCGTTTAGGAATTGCTCAAGTTTCTCAATTATTGGGTGCTGGTGGAGCAACACAAGCAGAAATGATTGCTAATAGCCGTCAAGCTATGCAAGGATTGGCTCAGCTTACATTGCAAGGTCGCAAACAAATGCGTGGCGAAGGTTCAATTACAGAATCTGAAGGTAGATTGGCTGAAAGAGCAATTGGTGGTGACATTAACTTTACTGCTGCAGAAATTAAACAGCTTGCTGAAGCTGCAAGAAGGGCTGCTAAATTCACATACCAACAACATGAGGGCATGGTTAATACTTTGCAGGCTGACCCACAAAATAAAAGTCTTGTGCCTTTTTATCAAATTCAAGCAAATCCATCAATTTTTGAGCCACAATCTAAAAATCGTACACCTAGTGCAGTTCGACAACAAGCTGATGAAATTCTTGGAAAGTAAACATGGCTACAGCAGAAGAATACGCAAGTTGGATTGTTAAAAATCAGGCTAAAAAGGGAACGCCTGAATTTAATATTGTTGCTAAAGCTTATGAAGAAGCTAAGCAAGACGAAGTTCGTGCATTAGAAATTCAATCAGGCGGTGCTGAGAGCGTTTTGTATGAGCAACAAAAAAGCTTACCTAAAGTATTGGGTCAAAGTGCTATAAAAGGCGTTGCAAATATTGGTGATGTTATTGTTGGCGCACCGCAAAATTACATTAATTTATACAGATATTTAAAAGGCAAAATTCAGGGTGAAGATGTAAATGTTCCAAGAGGTGTTACGCCTGTAACAACACAGCTTCAAAGAGCAAATGTAATTACACCTGAAAATGAACCAAACACGCCATTGTTAAGAATTGCTGATGTAGGCACACAAATGATGGTAGGCGGTGGCGTATTAAATCCAAGAAGTTTGACACAAGCAAATCAATATTTGCCTAGTTTTGCACAAGCAATGGGTGGAAGTACAGCATTAGAATTTGCAAGACAAAGCGGTGTAGATAACCCATTGGCACAATCTTTAATTACTGCTGGAGGCGCTGCTGCTGCTGGTGCGCCATCTTTTATACGCTCAACACCTTCTGAAGTTGCTCGTCAATCTTTGCGAGGCGTAACCCCACAAGATTTGCGTATTGCAGAAGGTTTACAAAGACGCTCTTATCAAATGGGCGCACCTTTAACTGGCGCAGAAGCAATAGCGCAAACAGTTGGTCAAACGCCATTGCAAGCAACACAGAGAGTTTTGGAAAACGCACCCCAAAGTTCTGCTGTAATGGCTCAATTTTTAAGAGAAAGACCAGCACAAACTAGACAATTGGTTGAGTCTACACTTGGTCAAATTAGCCCAAGACAAGCAACTTCGCAAACTCCAATTCGTTTGCAACAAGCTGGCGAACAGCTTATTGAAGGTGCAGAAAAGAGTCTTACTAAAAATATTGACCCATATTACCAACAAGCTGGTAAATTTGGCGTTTACCCAACTCCTAGTGTTTTGGCTAACGATAGAATTTCTGAAGCTGTAGATGCGGTTACAAAAACAGCAAAATATGGTGTTAAAGACGCATCTCCAAATTCTTTAAAAACATTGATTGCAGCTAAAAAATATTTAGACGATGAATATGCCGCACAAACTTCTGCTGTATCTGGATTGCAAAGAGGGGCTTCAGGAATAACTGAACAAGCTCGTGCAGAATTAAGTAATTACTTAAAACAAATATCACCTGAATACGCTAAAGGCGCAAAAAAGTATGAAATTGCCCAAGAAACGCAAATTCAGCCATTAAAGCGTGGTGCAGTTGGAGTTATTGCCAAAACAGAAGGCACTCCTGAACAGTTAATGCGTACCCAAGAAGCAGTATTAATGCCACAAACTCCTAAAGCTTTGCAACCTTCTGACATAAAACGGACTGTTGAGCTATTAAGAAGAAAAGACCCAACTGTTGTAGCTGATTGGACTAAGCAAAACTTACAAAGCATTTTTGACGAAACATCTCAAAAATTAGTTGGTGGCGAAAATCAGTTTGGTGGGCCTAAATTTGCTGCAACAATACAAGGCAACAAGCAACAAAAGGCTAATTTGCAAGCTTTGATACAAGAATCTGCTGGTATGCAAGCCTATCAAGGTTTTGAGCGTATGTTAGATGTATTAGAAGCACAAGGAAAGCGTCAGCCAGTAGGCTCTGCTACTGCATACAACCAACAAATTATGGAATCTTTGCGTGAAGGTGGAATTGGTGGCTACGCTAAAGCTGCTGTATCCCCTTCAGCCTTAAGAACCCAATATGAACAATTTAGATTGGGTAAAAATGCAGAATTATTAGCTAAAATATTAACTGATAAAGATTCAATCAAAAAATTAGAAGATTTAGCCCGAACAAAACCTAATTCTGCTAAATCACAAGCACTTGTCAACACAATTGTTGGCGGTTATGTTGGTCAAAAACCCGAATTAACCGCACAAGAGGAGCAATAAATGAGTAGAAACGGGTCAGGCGTATATTCTTTACCTGCGGGTAATCCCGTAGTTACAGGCACAACTATATCTAGCTCATGGGCTAATAACACCATGAACGACTTAGCTGCTGCGCTTACCGACTCGGTAGCGGCAGACGGTCAAACCCCAATGACGGGTGATTTAGACTTAAACACCAATAAGATTATTAACCTTGACCCCGCTACGGTAGCTGGTGATGCTGTTGAATATGCTCAGTTTGTTGCCGCTACTTCTACTGCTGTTGCTATTACAGGCGGTACGATTAATGGTGCTACGATTGGTGCAACCACCCCCGCAAGTGGGCGTTTTACTACCTTAGAATCCACAAGCACCCTAGCCGTAGGCACAAACGCTACGGTAGGCGGTACTTTAACGGTTACAGGTTTAGGCGCATTTAATGGTACTGGCGCACTAAAAATCCCCGCAGGAACGACTGCCCAACAGCCTAGCCCAACTACGGGAATGATTCGTTTTAATAGCTCTACTAACCTATTTGAAGGTTATGGTGCTAGTTCATGGGGTTCATTGGGTGGTGGTGCTACTGGTGGTGCAGGAAACCAAGTATTCTTTGAAAACGACCAAACAGTTACCGTAAACTACACCGTACCTGCTACCAAAAATGCAATGTCAGCAGGCCCAATTACCATTGATACAGGCGTTACAGTCACAGTTTCGACTGGCTCGACATGGACTGTAGTGTAGTCTAAAATACTGAGAACAAAGGATATATTATGGCTCATGTCTACCTTGTAACCAATAAACTGAACGGCAAGCAATATGTCGGTCAGACCATTGTTGAGTCAAATAAGGTAGGTCATGGATACATGATTACTGCGGCTTATAAGAAATATGGTAAAGATAATTTTACTTATGAAAGAATATGTGATTTTTTAAATAACAGACCAATATTAAATTATGTTGAGCGATTTTGGATTCGTGTTATGGATACACGCAAACCAAACGGTTATAACATTGAAGAAGGTGGTTCTACAAAAGGCGAAGTATCAGCAGAAACTAAACAAAAACTAAGATTAGCTAAACTTGGAACAAAACACACCAAAAAATCACGAGCAAAAATATCTATGTCAAATTTAAAAAACATGACAGAAGAAAGACGCAAAAAATTGTCAGATGCTAGAAAAAAATGGGTTTTGACGGAAGAATCTAAAGCTAAAATGAGTAGAAGTGCTTTGGGCAAACCAAAATCCGAAGAAACAAAAAGAAAAATTGCGTTAGCATTAAGTCACAGAAAATTATCAGCCGAAACTAGGCAAAAACTATCCGAAGCTGCAAAACAGCAATGGGCTAGACAAAAAGGAGTTTTATAATGGCGGGCAAAGTCGTAGTTTCGACATTAAACAACGATACAGGCGTTCTTGCAACACAGAACGGAATGACTGGTATTGCTAAAGCATGGGCAAATTTTGGTTATGTTTCAAGCGCAATGACAACTAGAAGTTCATTCAATGTTTCTTCAGTTACAAGAACTGCTGCTGGGCAGTACGCTGTAAATTTTACAACTGCTATGGCCAATGCAAATTATGCAACATTAACCTCAACTTCTTCCATGCAAAATGGCGTATATGGAAAATTTGCACCTATTGTGGGAGTAACTGGAACAACCGTAACGCCAACAACTTCTTCAGTTACCGTGTTTAGCACCTATACAAGCGGTGTTTTTGATGAAGATTACATTTCAGTTGCAGTATTTGGTTCATAAGGATAAATCATGGCAGGCACACTCGTAATTACAACCTTATCTGACGGAACTAATAGTACTTCCGCAACAAATTGTATTCAAGGCTCTGCAAAGGCTTGGGTGAACTTTAATGGAATAAGCGGTTCGGTAGCTATTCGGGCTTCTTATAATGTAAGTAGCGTTACACGCAATGCAACAGGTTATTACACAATCAATTTTACAAACGCACTACCTGACGCTAATTATTGCGTATCTGGAACTGCTGCTATTGGAAGCGGTAATTTACTAGCTTTGACCCCTTTTACAGCTACAACTTCAGCAACTTACACAGCAGGCACTACAAGTAGTTTTAATGTTGCTTCATCCAATTTAACAACAGCAGTAGTTGATAGTTCAGCTATTTGTGTATCTGTATTTGATTAAGGAGAGATTTTAATGCAAGCAATTATTTTTACAAACGATAACGGTGGCGTATCCACCTGCATCCCCACAGGCGAACTGCCAATCGAAGCCGTATTGGAGAAAGATGTTCCTAAAGGTAAAGGTGCAAGAATCGTCAATGTCGCTGACCTACCCAACCAATACAATGACTTTTATGACGCTTGGGAAATGGATGACAAATCTGTTACCGTCAACAAAGCCAAAGCCGTAGAACTCACTAAGAAGCGTTTGCGTGCAGAGCGTGAGCCACTCCTTGCCAAGCAAGATGTAGCGTTTCAGCGTGCCTTAGAAAGCGGTGCAGACACATCCGCTATCGTTGCTGAGAAACAAAGATTGCGTGATATTACCAATCTAGCAACCGAAGATAAAACGCTTGAAGAATTGAGAGCCTTGAAAGCAGAGGTGTAATATGCCTTTAGTCCTAAACGGTACTACTGGAGTACAAGATAATTCAGGTGCTTTTGTTCGTGGAACTTCTGTAGCTTCTACTAGTGGAACAAGCATTGACTTTACTAGCATCCCTAGCTGGGTAAAAAGAATAACTCTTTTAATGAATCAAGTATCTACTAATGGCTCTTCTATATTTAGAGTGCAATTAGGAACTTCTAGCGGAGTAACAACATCGGGTTATTACGGTAATGTGGTTGATGCTGGTGGTAGCGTTAGAGCTACTTATACCGATGGATTTTCATTAGCTTTATACGGTAATGCAAGTTACACTTTTAATGGAACACTTTTTATTCACAATATCAGTTCAAATGTGTGGATGATAATGGGAACTATTGGCCCATCAACCAACGATGCTGGCGGTACTGTTTGCGGTGGAATTTCATTGGCTGCTACATTAGACCGAGTAAGATTAACTACTGTAAACGGCACAGACACTTTTGATAACGGTAGTGTAAACATTCTTTACGAGTAAATCATGGATAGAATCGAAATTGATGTGATTACTGGTGAGCGTAAAGTAATTGAGCTAAATGCTGAAGAGTTAGCACAAGCACAAGCTCAATACGCACAATGGTTGGCTGACGAAGAAAAGCGTAAGGCTGAAATGCCTAAATTGCTTGAAGAAGAAATTGCTCGGTTACAAGCTCAACTTGCTGAACTAAAGGTCTAATCATGTTTATCATCGAGTGGATGTTTGACAAAATGGGCTATACCAAAAAGGTACATTGGGCTGAAGTATTTGCTACTTGGGAAGAAAAACCTCAAAAACCTGTAAAGCGTAAACCAGCCGTCAAAAAAGCCACCACTCGTACTGTCCGTAAGAAAGCATGATATGGCTGACGACTTTCTCGACCCTTACAAATACGGTAAGTTAGTGGCCCAATTTGAGACCATGGAAAAGAAAGTCGACACCATGGAAGCCGACATTAAGAAGCTAGTCGCCATGGCAGAACGCTCTAAAGGTAGCCTTTGGGCGATTATGGGTGCGGCATCTTTATTTGGTGGCTTTGTCACTTGGATGGCAGACTTGGTATTTAAGAAATGATTTTAGAAACTATCATTGGTGCTTTAGTACCCGTAGGGGTAGAAGGCATTAAGCAGCTCATAGGGCGTTTTAACGGTGGAGTTCGCCCAACCACCATTGCAGAGCAGATTCAGCTTGATAACAGCGAAATTGCTCGTTTAGAAGCCCTTGCAAAGCTTGACAACCCGTTTGGGCAACCTAGCCAATGGGTGGTCGATTTAAGAGCTTCTAGTCGCTATATTGGTGCATTGGTTGTCATTCTTGTAGGCTTATCAACCCTATTCTTGCCCGTTGATATGTATGTACAACGCATCGGCTTAGAAGCCGCCAACATCGCTTTCGGATTCCTGTTTGGTAGCCGTATTATGGCAAACTTAAAGAAATGACCCGTTTTGATGAATGTTTAGCCCGTGTGCTTAAACATGAAGGCGGTTATGTAAACGACCCGCTAGATTCTGGCGGTAGAACCAATTTAGGCGTTACCCAGCGTGTTTGGGAAGAGTTTGTTGGTCATCCTGTATCTGAAGCCGATATGCGAGCCTTGACCCCCGAAAAGGTCAGCAAACTGTATAAGCAGAAGTATTGGAACGCTGCCTATTGTGAAGTCTTACCGAAAGGGCTAGATTATGTGGTATTTGATTTTGCCGTTAATGCAGGAACAGGGCGAAGCGTTAAGACGCTACAACAGGCTATCGGAGTATTGGCTGACGGAATTATCGGGCCTAGGACTATGGCAGCGATTAACAGTGCAAACACTAAAAACTTGGTTGCAAAGTTTTCAGACGCTCGGACAGACTTTTACCAAGGGATAGTTGCAAGAAAACCCGACCAAGCCCGTTTTATTCGTGGCTGGCTTAGACGGGTCGAAGAAGCTAGGCAATTAGCTTTGCAAGATTGCGACAATCAAGACAAAGACCCCCAAGCCGACAAAGAACTTGTTTAGCCAGTATTGACGCTTAAGCCTTGCTGGGTCGTAAATCAAGTAGGACTGAAGCCGTAGCATATCCAAATCCTCTTCTACATACCTTGGTTTTTGGTAATAAAGTCCAATCTTAACTTTGCCTGTATCGTATGGAATGTTCATTTGTTCCTCTCCGCTAACATTGCATCGGCAACAGCATAAGATGTTTCAACAACATAATCATCCCAATTGTCACAACCTACCGATTCAGCCCTGTCATATAAATATAACCATTGATGAGTTAATAAACCTTGCATAGCTTTAGCCGCAAAGTAATCCCGCAAATCCATGCCGTTGTTTTCTTCATAATTGCTAGTTTTTGGAAACGCTTTCATAAGTCAAACTCCTCAGAATTAGTATCCTCAATGTCATAAATAAGGGCCATGATGTACTGGTCAACTTGCATATGCTTTTGTAGTATTTCTGGGTGAAAATCCAACTCATCTTGGACTTCACGCACTAGCTTATGGGCGATGACCAGCTTATTAAGTAGCTGTTCTTTCATGGTTAAAAGAACTTGTACTTAGGATGGCAAGTAACTTCTACAGGCACGGTTGTAGTAACACCGTTAATCTTGCGCCTAGCCTCAACTACAACTGGGCGTGTGCCAGCAGATTCACACTCATTGATAGCCAAGATAACCTGACTACGAGTCATATGGACTACAGTTTTGTCAGTTTCTAGCGTGGCGTTGGGCGGTGTAAACGATGAACAGCCCGTTAGTAATACTGCGATAAAGATAATGTATTTCACGATATACCCCCTGTTTGTAAAACATATACAACTGCTGGTATGCCAAAGGCAATCAGCCCCCCTACAACTCCTAAAATAAACTGTTTCATAATTCCCCCTTAGTTAAACAACACCCGTAGTATTACATACAATCAACTTTATTTTATTAGGATAAACCCTAAGTCTTATACAAGAGTAAAAAGACAGGGCAAGATTTGGTGGACTGTTTCATGTAACGCAGAAAGCCGCAAAACTCGCTACTTGCCACATCCTCTTGGGGCGGCTTAACGCCCTGTAAAGGGTGGGGTGATGGCCCGTGAAGGTTGGGCGGGGGAAGCCCAGCCACCACCCCGTTATTGATTATAAGCGGTTTTTAGCCCTGTAAAACGCCAACAGCGAGCTAAAACATTCCCACCCAATTCTCAGGTCATCCTCGGGTATCTCAATTAGTTTAGCCCTATTTTCGTTGGCATTGACATACACAATCGCACACCTAGCCTTGGGCATATCAAAGCCCATACGGTAGGCGGATAACTGCATATGGTGGTCAAAATAGGTATCTAGCTTATCCACATCTTTTTCTGTGGTTTTAAAGTCAATCACAAACCCATCCGTCTTGGGATGGTGGTGGGGTCGGCTAATGAGGTCGCATTTACCGCCATATCCACCTTTGGCAAAGGATTTCTCAGCAACCCATAGCTGTTGCCCAAAATGCTCGTTTATAGCCGTTTCTACGACTCGGACATAGGTTGGTAGCTCAGGTAGGTAAACATTGCTGTAAAACGCTTCTATGATGCCGTGTACCTGTGTTCCCCGTTCGGCTGCTTGCTTGGCGTGTTCTTTAGAGTCAGCGACCACACGGGCCAACCATTCTTCCTCGGATTCATCCTCATTACGAGGTAAGGTCAAGGCAGCTAGGATAGCCTGTTGTTGCTTATAAATATCTAATGCTGGGCGTGCTGCACACCCAATAATGGTTGTAACAGAGGGCAATAAACCCTGTTCTCTTGCGTCTTTGACAGTTGTGTTTCTTTCTTTGCCGTTTTTACCGACAACTCGATAGGCTGGACTGCCGTCTGGCGAATACCAATGACCCGACTCACTTGTAAAGTCTTTAACTAACATCACTTCCCCCTAAGTTAAATTTAACTAGCTAACGATAGTATAGCTTTGCGTTCAGAGTCATTAGTGACTCGTTCCGCACAAGCATGAACCACACTTTTAATGACAGTTTCTAAGTCCTCAACTGCAAACCCAATGATAGGAACTTCTTCATCGTAGCCCCTTTCCTGAAAGGTTTTGACAGTATATTTACACTCAATTACATCCTTAATTGCATGGTTCATGGCTTTCTCCTATGGTCTAGAAACAGCATGGGCCTGTTTATGGTGCGAAGGACACAACCAAACTACATCAAGAGGTCTTGAGTAATCAGGATGATGTGCTTCTGCTTTTCCCCCACAACACAAACAAGGCATAGGCTGTATCAAGCCCTTAGCTACGGCATACCTAAGTTGTGTTCCCGCCTTTTTTCTATCTTTAAAATTTTTGTAATATTCAAGATTAATTCTCTTTTTTTGTTCTTTGCGATGTGGTGCTTTGGCTCTTTGCCTGTCATACTCCAAAATAAATTCACGCCTATCACCAAATCTGCGTTCAATAGAATCCTTTTTTTTACAAGTCTTGCAACTATTTAAATAACCATCAGCCATTTGAGGATGTTTATAAAACTCCTCAAGCGGCTTTTGTTGATGGCATTTAAAGCAAGTTTTCATATCAAAAGGGTACTGATAAATCCTCATCATCCTCAATCGCATTAAGGACTTTGCGGTTCTTGTTTTGAAACTCTGCCGACTGCATGATTTGATTCTTCAAGCCATCGGACAGACCATCAAATACTGCTTGGTCAAACTTCTGCATATCAAACAGAAGTGTTGGGTTTACGCCCTCAGGTAAGCCATTCTTAGCAACTACGGCTGGTACTGGGGTTACAGCTACCGCATCTGCGTAGGTCTTTCCGTTCGACTCTCTATGCTGAACAGTAATCATGCACCATTTATCTAATAGGTTTGTAAGGTCAAAGCCCCGCAATTCATCATCGGTAAATGATTTGCCCCGCCAGCTCTCCAAGTCTTTCCGTAACGAAGCCTTTTCGCCTAGCGACAGCGTGTAATTGCGGGTTTGGATTAAGGGTTTGCCGTCATCGGTCTTTAGGTCATCACCGTGCAATTCCCAAAAAAACTTGACTTTACGCAACATATTGACTTTGCCCATATACTCTGACTTTTGAGTACCGAGGTCAATAATGCGGTATAGACGAGCCAAATGTGACCCAGTTGGTGCAATCTTAAATTCTTTCACGGGTGCTGTTCCTGTAACTATCATTTTGTTCCCCCAAAAATATTTCCAAAGTCATTAAATACTTCACCCAATACAGGGATAACCCTAGTCTTTTTAGGGAATCCACTTGCATAGCGAAGCGTGTCTATTTGTGAAGCTGTTAGCATATTGCCCTGTTCTAAGTCCTCAAAAATCACAGTTAGTTCATATTCAAGTTCAGATTGAGCATCCATCATTTGTCTATCATCCATAAG